TAGCAAAGAAAGCTAAAGCTTCTGGTATGCCTCTTGGTATCTTAAGACAAGTCTATAATCGTGGTGTAGCTGCATGGAAGACTGGACACAGACCAGGAACAACACCTGAGCAGTGGGGTCATGCAAGAGTGAACTCATTTGTAACTAAATCATCTGGCACTTGGGGTAAGGCTGATAAAGATTTAGCAGATAAAGTAAGAGGTTAATATGCAAAATTTTAAATTGTGGGAAATGGATTGTTGGGATGGTTATAAGAAGGTTGGTACCAAGAGAGGTAAGAATGGTCAGACTGTAAATAACTGTGTCAAAGAAGATGACTTTGTACCACATATGATGTATGATCCTAAAACAAAGAAAGGATATAAAGCAAAAACAAAAGCTGATCATCTTAGAATGAAAGACATGGGTTATGTACATGACTTAGATGAGTTAGGTCCAGCTGCAATGAAGAGACGCAAAAGAATGCAGGATCGTTTACAAAAGACTATGAAAAAATATGGCGATGCTGCTAAGATGGGTATTCCAGCAGATCAAGTAAATCAAAGACGGAATGCTCCAACTCGGAAGAAAACTTAAGCTCGGCCTTTTAATTATGGCAACACTAACACTACCAACACAAGCAACGGTTAACGTAGTATCAACTACATCTGATTATTCTGCTAAATCCAATCTAAAAGAAACTGTAGGCTCATATATGACTGAGGCTACTATGTTAGTATATGATGAAATATTAAGATACCAGCGTAATGTACAGTTTACAAATGGATTAGATGAAGCTGCACTTGCTGCATTTGACTTTGATAATTTTGCAGGTAATGTTCTTTGGTTGATGGATGAATTAGTTGGTGTAGAATCTGATTGGATACAAAATGCTTCGCCAGGAATTAAAGATAATACTGCTTATGGTTATGTGCAATTTACAAAAGATAGTGTTGAAACAGCGGTTAATCGTTATCGATATCACATTGAAAAATTTAATTCACGTTCTATTTTAGGTAGAAGAGATTGGCAACCTCGTGGATATAAAAATTCTACAGGATTATTAGGTGGTACTAAGATGAAATATCCTAAATGGTTAACAGATCTTGAAGATGCAATTCAAGGGGAATTGATTGGCACAGCATATATATCATATTATGACCATAAGAAAGAAATGAATAAATTAACCTATGACCAGATGTTAGCTTTGGCATTTGTTCACCTGCATAGAGCAGAATCTAAAGATTATAACTTTGTGCAGTTAGCAAAAGGTGATGTAACAGCTGCAAAAGAGATATATTCAAGAAATCATCACACAAATCCTGATGCCAAAACCCTAGCACGTATGGAATTATTCTTCCAAATTCATTAAAGGAAGTCTTGTTTTATATAAATAACTCTATATAACAAGGAAACATCATGGCAAAACCTAATTCAAGATCGACATTACAAGATTACTGCTTAAGAAATTTAGGTGCACCTGTAATTGAAATCAATGTAGATGAAGATCAATTAGAAGATCGTACAGATGACGCTATACAATTCTATCAAGAATATCATTCTGATGCAGTAATACGTGAATATATTAAGCATGAGCTTACTGCAACTGATATAACAAATAGTTATATTACTGTTCCTGATGCTGTGACATCAGTTGTTCGCTTATTAAAGATTAATGCTTCAACTGGTAGTTCATTATTTGATATGGGTTATCATATGCGTATGAATGACATCTTTATGTTGCAAGGTTTAGGAACACAGATGCAAGAATATACGATGGCACAACAAAAGTTATCATTAGTCGATCATCTATTAAATTCTCATGAGCATATAAGATTTAGTAGACATATGAATAGAATACATATGGATGACGGATTCGGCAATTTAAATGCTGGAGATTTTATTGTATTAGAGGTATTTAGTATTATAGCTCCAGACACTTATACAGATGTGTACAACGATCATTACTTGAAAAAGTATCTTACATCATTAATCAAGCGCCAATGGGGTGCTAACTTAATGAAGTTTCAAGACTTTCAATTGCCAGGTGGAATAACTTTAAACGGTCGCCAGATCTATGAAGATGCGATTGAAGAAATTCAGGGGTTAGAAGAAGAAGCTAGGCTAATATGGGCCATGCCAGATAACTTTTTAATGGGGTAATTAATGGCTACATCAGTATATTTTTCGGGTGCTGTAAAATCTGAACAGGATCTGTATGAAGATCTTGTAACAGAAAGTATTAAAGTATTCGGACAAGACGTGATATATATTCCACGCACTCGTATATCAGAAGATGCTTTACTTAATGAAGAGTTTAGTGAGTTCACAGCTGCATATCCAATAGAAATGTATTTAGAAAGCGCTGAAGGTTTTGAAGGCGATGGTAATCTATTAGGTAAATTTGGTTTAGAGATTCGTGATCAGGCAGACTTTGTAGTAACAAAGAGACGCTGGGATTCTGTTGTAGGTGTAAATGTTAATGATGCTAATTTAGGTTATACTGAAAAAGGTAAACCTGCTGAAGGTGATCTCATTTATATGACACTTACTCAAAGATTATTTGAGATACGTTATGTAGAACCTAAGAATCCATTCTATCAATTAGGAAATCTACCAACCTACACAATGACAGCTGAGTTATTTGAATACAATGACCAACACTTTGATACTGGTTATGATGAGATTGATGCTATTGAATGGAATAATGCTACATCATATAGCTATATTCTTACAACAAGTACAAACTCATATAAACTTGGTGAAGAAGTTAAACAATGGACTGGAACAAATGACACCGCTTCTCCAGCTCAACCGATTAATGTTGTAGGCTATGTTGCAGGTTGGGATGGTGACAATAATAGAATAACAATTATATCACCACATCAAAGTACAAATGGTGATGGTACATTCATGCAATTCTCTGTACAAGCTGCATCAAATAGAAAACTTGTAGGTACTGAATCTGGTACATCGTTAAACATTGTAACAGATGAAACTACAACAATAACACAATATAATACAGATCCATTTGCTGATAATGACGAATTTGAAGTTGCTGGTGATGATGTTATAGACTTTACAGAATCTAATCCGTTTGGTGATCCATAATGTTTGAGAATCATTTTTATAACGAATCAACTCGTAGAATGGTATCCGTATTCGGATCTATCTTTAATGACATGGAAGTCGTAAAGAAAGATGCCGCTGGTAAAATACTTAGAGAAATTAAAGTACCTCTTGGTTATGCACCGAGAAGTAAAGTACTTGCACGTTTAAACGAACAAACATCTGATCCAAAGTTAGCAATTAAATTACCAAGGTTATCATTTGAAATATCTTCTATGGACTATGACGCAAATGCACGTGTGTCTAAACATAAGAATTATACAAAGGTTATAACAGGTGATACATTACAATTAAATAAGTTAGGTGCTCCCGCTGTTTATAAAGTTGGATTTGAATTAAATATTATGGCTGCTACACAAGATGAAGCTCTGCAATTATTAGAGCAGATACTTCCAATGTTTCAACCAGAATATACAGTAACAATAAAAGATATTCCAAGTATGGATATCAAAACCGACACTCCTATTATATTAGAGAGTGTTACTATGAATGATGATTATGAGGGTGATTTAGTTACGAGGAGAGCTATTGTTTATACTTTAGGTTTCTCAACTCGTATTCGTTATTATAGAGGTATAGGTAAGAGTAAACAAATTCTCCAAACAGAAGTTGATTATTCAGAGAATGTTGATCCTACGACTCATAAATTTGAGACACAAAAGATAGTGGGTACAACCACATCTGATGGTGCTGGTGGTTTTAAAGAACCATACACCGAAACGATTAACTTTTTTGACACTGACGTATAAAGGAGAATACAATGTACAGATTTAATGCACGATTAGTAAGAGTTGTTGATGGAGATACCATCGACGCAGATATAGAATTAGGTTTTTCAGTATTCATGAGGGATAGAATCCGTTTAATGGGTATAGATACACCTGAGAGTAGGACAAGAAATTTAGCAGAGAAATCATGGGGACTTGCTGCTAAACACAGATTGATAGAACTATTGGCAGAGACCGATGGTGAATTTACCTTAGTTACAGAAGATATGGAGAAAGGTAAATTTGGAAGAGTACTTGGTACGATTGAGGTCAATGGCAAAGATGCTAACCAAAGTCTTATCGAAGAAAACT